CCGCCGCAAAACGGGGATGGCAGACCCCCGCCAAGAGGCTCTGCGGAGGGTGGTGATATGTGGGCTGGCGCACGCGATCATAATGTCGCAAACGCGAAACGTCTAGGACCGGGAGAACACCGAGGAGCCGGGGAGCGATTCGCGCCAGCGGCGGCCGGACACGACCGAGGCGAGCGTGGCGAACTTGATGCCGGTCTTCGCCTCCAGCTCGCGGTAGGTCATGCCGGCCGCCTTGAGCGCCCGGATCTCGCGCGCGTGGTCCATCGACTTGATGACGCCGGAACCGTCGCGCTTGACCTTGCGAATGCTGATGGTGGCGGCCAGATTGTTACGCACGCCGGACTTCGCGATTCGCTGGTTCAGCACCTTGCGCGTCACCTCTTCCAGGTGGCACAGGCAGCACTTGTTCATGCACGTCACCATCAGGAAGAGTCCTGGCGTGCGACGCTGACGCATGATCTTCTCGTAGACGTACTGGCGGACCTTGACGTTCTTGTTGTCGATCCGCGTGTAGGGCTGACCGCTCTTGTTGATTCCGCCTTGCCACACCATGCAGTCACCATCGGCGACGATGCGGCCGACGGATACCTGACGGTCGTACCACTGCTTGGCGGTCTCGCGCTTCTTGGTCTTCATGTTGTCCTAGCCTCCCATTGCTCCGGTGACATCGCACCTTTTCTCGCGTTGCAGTCTGCGCAGGCCCAGCGAAGGTTGCTGAAGCGGTCTGTTCCGCCGAGCGCTCTTGGCTTGTAATGGTCAATCGTCCCCTCGTGACGAAGGAGCGGCTTCCGGCAGTATTCGCAAGCTCCTTTTGACTTAGCGATGAGCTTGTCTCGGAGTTCTGCGTGCGCCAAACTGCCGCGCCTCTTAACTCTCATCTCGAATCTTAGTTGGGTGGCGTGGGAGCGGCGGCGTTGAGGTCGAGGCAGTGAATAACGTTGTAGACGCGATCAGCTGCCACCTTCGCGATCTTGGCGGCGTCATTGATCGTGCGAACCGGTTCGATCACGTCGCCGACCTGGCGCTGTTTGACGGCGATTGCGCGCATGCCGATTTCGGCCTGTTCGAGCGCGACGATCTGCTGGTCGGAAATCAGCATGAACCCCTCCGGCACCACCTTGACCCGACCCTCCAGCTCCTCGACGCGTTCGCTCAGACGCGTCAGCAGGTCGACCACTTGCGCGTTGGACTTCGCGTAGACTTCTCGCCCCATCCCGTCTTCGCCCGGGACGACATCGATCATGATGCGGCGCACGTCGCAGTCAGGTTCTGACGCCGCAGCAATGGCGGCGTTCAGCTCCTTGATGTCGTGGCATTCAGCGAAGTCACCGTGCTTCTTCATCAGCGCGGAGATGCGCTCTTTCTTCGCCTTGATCGTGCAGCGTTCATGCACATAAGGCCACGCGTCATGAAGCGCGAACAGCAGGTTTGCTGCGTCCTCCTGCAAGGCGGTGAGTTTCGGCGCTTCCACCGTAGCGCCACCCGCAGTAAAGCGTTGCTCCAGCACCTCACGGACGAACGCTTGCAGGATCACTCCTTCAAGCGCCGCGAACCGCTTCATGATCCCCGCCGTCGTGGCACTGACGCGAATGGGCGGGAGTAGCTCGATGCCCAGCTTTGCGTCTACCTCTGCGTTCTGCTCAGGCGTCGTCGTGCTGTAAACCGAAGCAGCCACAGTGCTGTCGCCTGTCCGCAAGAAATTGCAGCAGTCGCTGACCCAATCATTGACGAAGTAGTACTCTTGAGGAATCCACGACGATTCTGTAGCGGCCTGGACAAGCTGCTCCCAGAATGCTTTGTCGAGATCAAGCACGTTTGCTTCCACCGGAGCGGGTTGGGATGCGACGAGGGCGGCAACAATCCACTGCGCCAACCCCGGGAACTCCGAATCGACCGTGATCGCCGCGAACTTCTGCCCGTCGGAGAAGCGGCACTCAATGTGTAGCTCGTCGCCGCCGTCGCGGATGGTGGCGTGGGTCACCGTGGGCTCATCCGTCAGGGTCACCGGCTCCTGCGGCCCGGCCGGAATTTTCCCGGTGTGCAACCCCTTCCATAGCCGGCGCCTCATATCGGTGGTCACCCGCTCCTGCGTCTCGTCCTCCAGCGCCCACGCCAACGTCTCGGCCGTCTTCGTGTCGCCCAGGTCGATCAGTTGGAGACGCGCGGCGCGCACGGATTCGATTCGGCTGTTGATCATGGCAGTTCCTTCTTCGGTTCAGGTTTGCGGCACCCGCTGCCGCGTCGTGCGCCCCCAATGGCGTGTTTCCACCCATCGAGCACGGACTTGTTCAACGGCTCACCGCAGTTAGCGCACAGCGGTTTGATGACAGGCTCCTTGCGCACGTAGAACGGGCCAACGTCGACCGGCTTTTCGTCCAGGTGAATCCATTCGAGAATCACGGACGGCGCCCCGCGCGGATTGGGGCGCAGATTGCCGGTGGCCTGGACCAACCCCTCTTCGATGAACCTCGCCACCCAGGCCCGCACAGCGACCGACGAGAAGCCGGTCAGTTCGGCCAGCTCGGAGATGGTGCGAGGCTTGCGGTACAGCAGCCCGATGAGATCGGTGATCCGCTCGACTTGGCGCTGGCTCATGCGACATCCTTGCGCAGCGCGAGCCACATGCGCTTCCACCACGGCTGCTTGCAGAACTGCTCCCTGCTCGCCATGGCGTAGTCGACCTGCTTCTGGAGCTTGTAGACCTGCTCGCGATATCCCTGGCTGGTCTTGACCTCGGAGCGATACGCAACCTTCTCCTCCTCCAAGCGGTTTTGGAGACGCCAGAGACGGCTCTTCAGCGAGTCCCGCTCCTGCACGATCTGGATGTCGCAAGCACTGCTGAGCAGATCGTAGGTTTCGGGTTCCATGGCGACCAGCCGAACTCCTCGCTCGTCGTTGTAGGCGTGAACGGGCACATCGATGACTCGGCAAAGTTCGCTCGGAGGAACCTGCTCGCCGGCCTTCAGGTTCAGCTTCGCGATCTCACGGAACTTAATCGTCCCGTCAACCGTTGCTACTTGGGTTTCGGTCAACTTGTAAAGGGTTACGATTTGCCTCATGCTCAAACTCCCATCACCGCTGCCGCAAGCGACAGCAGTACGACGACCGTGACCAGAAGAATGATGGCGATGTCGAGCGTCAGCGCGCAGCGCGACTCCTCTTCGCTCATCACGTACAGAGCTTCGCCGTCGACCGCTTCGATGAACTCGTCGTCGGCAGTCCAGTTGACGTTGGTCACGGTGAAGTCCTCGGGATCTCGCGCGTCGCGGTAGTGGCCCACGTCGATCTCCCCGACCTTGGTGAAGACTTGGCGCTTCATCACGCACCACCGTTCTTCAGGTTGTCCTCGTGGTCCTGGGCGGCGCACTCGACACGTTCACGCAGATCGTGATGGTCCTTCAGCGCACCGGAAGCATGGACTTCAGAGAGAAGCGCCCCGAAGCCGGCGCGCTGCAAGACAGCCTCGACGCGGCGACGGTCAACGCTCAGCATCATCTCAGTGAGGCTCTTGTTCCTCGCCTCCAGATCGACGACCAGACCGGCGAGACGCTTGTTGTTCGCCAAGGCTTCGGTCAGCTTTTCGTCACTCTCGCCATAGAGCTTTTGGAAGTGTTCGATGGTTTCTTCGCGATTCTTGACGGACTGATTGAGTTCGTAGCAGGACTCGTGCGCGCTGCAAAGGTCTTTCAGCGCCACTTCGTGGGTCGCCTTCAAGGCGTCGTAGTCGCTGAGCATGGACAAGATCAACTTGTCGCCGATGATGTCGTGACTCCAGGGCTCACCATTGCGCAGAGCGCTGAGATGGCCGTTCGACTCGTCGAAGATGACGGTGTACTTCCCGTCGCAGAAGGTGTGCTCGATGCGGCTCATTGCGAGGTCTCCTTCTTTTCGATGTCGGCCTTGATGATCTCGCCGATCTTCAGGATCGCCTCGTTGGAGACCCGCAGTTGATTGCTGTGAAGATTGAGGGCGATGAGACACTTCGCCTCATACAGCGCGATCTTTTCTCGCGCATAGTCGTCGATGGGAATGATGTGGGTGCGCATCATCGAGGAGCCCACCATGTAGCCATTGGTGCGGCGCATACGCAGGTTGTGGTCGATCACCACCTGTGTCTTGGTGGCGTGAGTGACAATCCCGAGCTTGGCGCTGTGGGAATACCTGATGCAAACCTCGTCGCCGACCTTCAGGCCGTCAAGCCACTTGCGCGTTTGTTCGGTTGCCACCATCTGCTCCTTGAGTTGATGGAGCAGATTCTATTTCGCAAACGCGAAACGTCAAGGGGTCCTTGGCGAACGTCCTACGCTGCCGCAGGGGTATTCTTCTCGACCGCCTCGACGAGCTGTTCGACGGTGACTTTCGGCACACGACCGGTGGTGCGGACGTGCATCTCGCGGCTGGCCTTCGCGATGGCGACGGCGAGGGTGGCGCGGGGGACGCGCGAGCTGCCTGCGAGCTGGTAGAGGTAGTTGCGCTTCGTCCCGGCGAGCGCGGCGAAGTCGTGCTGCTCCTTGACGGTGCAGGCACGCAGCGCGATCAGCAGCGGATGGACGAACGGCGGGGCTTCCATGCGGCCGAGTATCGCAGTTGCACAACGACTTGACAACATTTCGCTATTAGCGTATTTATGGCGAACCGTAAACTCAGCCCCCAGGGGCCTTCATGCCGAACAAGCTCAGCGAGATCCGTAGGGCCAACATCCGCCGGCTGATCCCGGACCGCCGTGGCGCCGCCTCCGAGCTGAGCCGCGCCTTGGGCTACAAGAATCCCTCGTTCCTCTCGCAGATGATCGGCCCTGAGCCCTCCCGCGACGTGACCGAGAACTTCGCGCGCCGCGTCGAGGAGGTGCTAAAGCTCGCGCCCGGCTCGCTCGACAAGCCAGACTTCACGGCCGCGTCCGCCCAGGCCGAAAACCCTGCGCCGCCGGACGACGCGACCGTCGCATTGGTGGCTGATGTCATTCGGCTGGTGGGCGCGGCGGTGGAGGAAGCGGGGGTGACGGTTGCGCCGACCAAGTTCGCGGACTTGGTGGCGCTGGCTTACGTCGACTCGATGGAGCACGGAGCCTCCCGGCCCGAGCACGTCAAGCGCTTGGTGCGGCTGGTGCGCTGAGCCGGTCCTTGAGGAACCCTCTGGTGATCGCCGTGCGCCGCACGATCATCAGGGCTTCTAGCAGGCTGCTCTCCGATGTTCCGTACCACCACTGCAAAGGTGCGCCGTAGGGCTTCATCGAGACCCAGAAGAAAGACCCGTCGATTTCCTTGAACCGCTGCTTGCTGATCGACAGCTCGCCGATCACGACCAGCTCGGTCACGATCTGCTCCAGCGTCAACGGGCGCGGCCTGCTTTCAAGCAACGCGATCTTCCCGGCCATGCTCATCACCTCCGTTTGCGAATCCCCTTGAGCTGCACGAGGGCCCGGCGCTGGCATTCTTCCGGCGTCCAGGTGGGGTGCTGCTTCGCCAGCTTGGCAATCAGCGCTTCCAGGGCCGGTGCTGGCGTAGGTGGTGTCACGTCTTTCGGCTTCATGCTGTTCTCCTTCAGAGGTCATCTTCGTGCTCCTGGGCTTGCGCCTGCTCGACGGCCTTGTCGAGTTCAGCGCTCAAATTGCGCTGAGCGAGCTGGACTTCATCCCAGGCTTGCAGCACTTTCGGGAAGCGGTGCTCGACATCGGCGCGGCTGAACGCCGTGCATCGCTCGATGTCGCCCTTGTCGTTCCAGTAGTAGCGCAGCAGGCGCGCCAGCTCAGCGTCTTTCATTTCACATCCTGAAATCCGTCGACGCGCGGATCGCGGTCGCGGCGCCGCCTCTCAGCGGCGGTCATGCCCCGGCAGTTGAAGCACAGGCCGTCGTATTCGGACGCATAGCCTCGCCGGCAGCGGCAAACGAGGCGCCCCGTGCGACGGCTGCGCTCCTGCGGTCGGGGTTGCGCCATGTCAGTTGCCCGAGTCGAGACCCTTGGCCGCGCACCACCCCCACCACGCGGGGTTGAACGCGAGCACGCCGTACTCGCCGTTGTCCTGCTTCCAGAACAGCGCATCGGGCGACGCATCGGCTGCGTTGGCGGGGTCGATCTTGCCGGCCAGCAGCTTCTTGATGAAGTGCCCGTAGGCGGCCTTTTCGAACAGCAGGCGCTCTTGCGTGATGGTCGTCGGCTTCGTCGGGTCGTTGTCGTTGTTCCAGGTCTCCAGCACGGCGACGCGCGCCGCGATGAGCATGTCGCTGAACACCTGCGTCTTGCCGTCGACGAACTGCGGCATGTCCTTGACCATCACCTTGGTGTGATTGCCGCAGACGCAGCGGATCTCGGCCTTGGCGAGGTCCGGGTGCTCCCCGGTGTCGACTTCGAACTGGGGTTGCTGGTTGCAGATCCTGCACTGGATCGGGAGCTGGTTCATTTGGATGCTTTCTTCTCTGCGCGGAAGCGCCGCATGCGCTCCGCATCGGTGAGGCTGTCGCCCGGGCGCTCGGCGTCGACCTGATCGGCGGCGGCCCGCCAGCGCCACAGCGGCACGAAGGGGCGGCCGTTCTTGTCGGGCCCAAAGGACTCGATGAAGATTGGCGCCGGCTCCTGCGCGCGCAGGGTCTTGACCCAGGTCTGAACCGCGCTCTTGCCGAGGCCGGAAATCTCGGCCAGTTGATCGTAGGAGTGCGGGCCGCGCTGCAACGCTTCCTGCATGCGCAGGGAGATGACGGGGTTGTTGCGTTTGCGCTGCATGGTCAGTGGGGCGGGAACGGGTCCGGCAGGTTGGGAGTCGCCATCGGCGGCGGACGACGCGGCCACTGCGGGCGCGCTTGGTCTTCCTCGACCACCTTCTCCAGGCGCTGGACGCGCTCGTTCAGGCACGACGACATGGCGAGCCAGTATTCGAGCTGCGCGTTGGCCTGGAGCAGCTCCATGCGCGCCTGCTTCAGCTCGCTCGTTGCCATCGCCTCGGGGGTGTGGGGCTTGAACAGGCTGAACATCACAACACCGCCTTCTTCATCGGCACCGGGCGAACCCCGGGTTTACGGCCGGCAGCTTTCAGCTTGTTGTTGAGCGCGGCAGCGTTGGTGTCCACCTTCGGCAGGCTCAGCACTTGCCGCAGGAAGGGCTCGACGTAGGGCAACGCAGCGATCAGCGCCTTGTCGGTGGAGCTGCGGTTGACGATCTCCGTCAACTCCCTGCGCGTCTGGTCACGCTCTGCGGCCTGCGCCTTGGCACGAGCCACGATGTCGTCGATCTTTCGCGTATCAGCCGCCGTCAGCTTCACCTTGGGGCCGGGATACACGATGTTGACGTTGGAGACCGACGAGTGATAGACGCTGGACTCGGCGATCCAGTTCACCGTCTCCGGGTCGTTCAGCAGCATGCGCACGGCGTCGGGCATCTTGCGACGCGCAGCCTTCTCGTAGACCTGTTGCAGTTCTTCGCGGAGATCCTGCTTGGGGATGCTCTGCATCACCGCGTCGACGAGCTTGCGGCGGGTGTATTCGCTGAGTTTCAATTCGCTCTCCTGTGGCTTTGAATGTCGGCCGCGCCGTGGCGGCCTTGTCGATCAGAAGCTAATGCTGTCGGTCGCGAGGCGGATGCTCGCCAGCGTCGAGATGGCCTGGGCGCGCAGCGTGGCGACGTACTTGCCCAGCGCGGTCACCGGCTGATTGGTCTGCTCGATCTCGATGTTCACGGCCGTGCGCATGTCCATCACGGGGCCCAGCTTCTCGTGCAGCGCGGCGACGGCATTGCTGGTGTCTTGCAGGACGGCTTGCAGCGCCTGGAGTTCAGCTTGGATCTCGGGGGTCGGTGCGGCGGGGCGCAGATTGTCGGTGGTCATGTTGACTGGCTTTCGTAGCAGTGCAGGATCGCACTGACCTGCCGCCGGGCAGGTCGCTGGGATCGATCAGCCTTCGTCTTCGTCGGTGCCGTATTCGGCCACGATCTCGTCGATCACGTCGTAGACGCTGCGACCTTGGTCGTAGTCCTCGCGCACCGCGTCCTCGTCCTTGAACTCCACGCCGGTTCGGTCGAGAACGTTAGTTTGAAGCACCCCGAACCAGGTTCCGAAGTCGGTCTCGTTGTTGTCCATCATTCGCCTTTGCTTGCCAGTGCAAGATCGCACTGACCTACCGCTGGGCAGGTCGCTGAGATCAGGGAATCCAGACGACTTCGGCGTCCGTCTCTACTTCTTCCAACGCACGCAGCGCTTCCTCGTCTGTTTCGTAGCCAGTGCGATCAGAAGTGCTGTACGTGAAGTCGTTAGAGGTCTCGTCCCAAAACAGGAAGGGGTCGTCAGTGGTGCGAATGAAATACATGCTGTTCTCCTATCAGAAGCCGTATGCAGCGCAGAACGCGTCGAGCGACGGGTAGGACTCCAGCGCCTTCGGAACGCCTTCGCTGCTGCGCGGGAACTCGGTGACGTAGACCCAACCAGCGAAGTTGCTGCCGTCGTCGGCACGGAGATGCACGGCACGCCGACGCAAGCTGATGTGGTCGGGGAGCTTCATGTGCGCGACGAAGCCCGCCATCAGCATCTTGGGCGCCAGCTCGATGAACGCACCGGCCTGCGCTTTCGTCAGATGACGTTGAGGCTGGTGGTTGTTGCTTGCCTCGACGATTGCGGCGACCACCCAGTCGTGCGGCTTCCAGTCAGACGACTGGGCGTCCTTGAGATAGTCGAACTCTTCGTTGCTGCGCTTGGCGTGCAGCTTCGCCAGCGCGGTGGCTTCTTCTCGGGTCAGGGGCATCTCGCGTTCTCCATCGTTGCGTTGATTCGATGGGTGCAACTTTAGCGCTCGTTTGGCGCACGTCCAAATCGTTTCGCAATAGCAGTACGAAAAAGTCGGAATTGGGTGTTGCAATTGCGAAACGAGACGATACACTGGGCGCTCTTTTTCGCAAGCCATCAAGCAACCCGCAATCAACGGAGCACCGCATGAGTCTCGAAGCCGAACTGTCCAAGACCAACGAACTGTTGGCCGCCATCCTCGTCGTGTTGCAGACCGGCGTGAGCGCCGCGCAACTGAACACCAACGCCACGAGCGAGACGAAGACCACCGGTCGCAAGCGCGGCCCGGGCGTCACCGATGACGGCAACGTCTACTGGGACATCCCCAACCACAAGACCGTCTACATCCAGAAGGCCGGCGACGCCGCGCCGCAGGCCGAGGGTGCCATCCAGGTGCCCAAGGAGGTCTACGACGCGAAGAAGGCGCAGTACGAGGTGGCTGCAAAAAACGGCCAAAGCGGTGCCGCCACCAGCCAGAACGCGAATGCGTCGGCGAGCGGTACTGCTACGGGGTCTTCGGGAACCTCGACCGGTGCCACCGAGCAGAAGCAGAACAATACCGGCGCGACCACCCAGACGAGTGCCAGTGCTACCTCTGCATCTGACGGCGTGAGCTTCGACAAGATCGTCGACGCCGCCAAGGCCGTCAACGCGTCGGACAAGGCCGGCTGCGGTCGCGAGGGCCTGATGAAGGTCCTGACGAAGTTCCTGCCGAACGACGACAAGCCGTCGGTCACGAAGCTGCAACCGCTGGGTCAGAACAGCGCGATCCTGGCGGCCTTCAACGAGCTGCTGAACCCGCCGGCCGCTGCCGAATTCGACCCGCTGGCCTGAGCGAACGATGGGCGCGTACCACGCTAAGCTCGCCCCGAGCAGCGCGTTTCGTTGGGTGGACTGCACTGCGTCCGTTGGCGCGCAGGAGCGGTATCCCAACACGACGAACGAGGCGAGCCGTCACGGCACCTGCTGCCACCAGATCGGTGAGGAATGTCTGCTGTCCGGCGGCCATCCCTTCGAGTATCTGGGGCGGGTCATGGTCTTCCCGAAAGTCGGCCGTGAGGAGTGGGAAGACGAGCTGGTGCTGCCGCTCGATGACAGCGAGATCGAAGCTCGTGTCACCGTCGACGAGGAGGCCGTCATCGCGGTCGAGGCATACGTCATGTATGTCCGCAACCGCGTGCAGTCGACCGGCGCCAAGCTGATCGTCGAGCAGCAGGTGCCCATCGGACACATCACGGGTGAGCAGGACGCGCGCGGCACGGCGGACACGGTGATCCTCGACGGGGATCTGCTGGAGTCCATCGACGCGAAGTTCGGTCGCGGCAAGGTCTACGCCTACGACATCATCGAGGCCGAGAGCTACGACGTGATCTCCGGCGAGATCAAGCCGCCGAAGTACCGGATGAACTTGCAGCTCGCGCTCTACCTGCTGGGCGCGTACTTCAAGCACGGCCAGGGCGGCTCGTTCAAGCGCGTGAAGGCGGTCATCTGCCAGCCGTACTTGAACCACGTCAGCGAGTACGAATGCTCGCTCGACGAGCTGCTGGCCCTGGGCGAGTGGCTTGCCGCTCGCGCCGAGCTGACGCGCGTCAACCCAGTGTTCCGGCCCAGCAACAAGAACTGCTGGTTCTGCAAGGCCAAGTTCGACTGCCACGCGCGCAACGCGCTCGTGCTGGAGACCGCCGTCGAGGGCTTCGAGGATGTTGAAGACGCGCGACCCGCGCCGATCAAGGTCCCCGAGCTGGGCATGCGCTGGGCCCTGCTGGACATGATCCGCCAGTGGTGCGACGACGTGGAGTCAGCGGTCTTCGCGCAGTGGGATGCCGGCCGCGAGGTGCTCGGTCCCGACGGCCAGCCCCTCAAGCGCGTCGAAGGTCGTCGCGGCCACCGGGTTTGGCGCAGCGAGGCCGAGGCCCAGGCCGAGTTCGAACGCATCCGACTCGCGCCTCGACTGATGTGGGTGAAGACCCTCATCAGCCCGTCGGAAGCCGCGCAGCTCGTCAAGAAGAAGCGTGGGAGCAAAGAGGACGCCCCCATTGGCAAAACCCAGTGGAGCAACATCGAGAAGCTCATCACGCAGCCACGAGGCAAAGCCGTCATCGCACTGTCCACCGACCCGCGTCCGCCGTTCGATCCGAACGAACCCGAGATGCCTGAAGAGGAACCCATTTCCCAACCGCCAGCCGACAACTCCGACCTGTTCTAACCCGCAAACTTTCTACTCGATCTAACCCATCTAACTTTCTAAAGGCAGACATCAAATGGCCGTCATCATTCTCAAGCGAGTCCGTCTCTCCTACCCGGACCTGTGGAAGCCCGGCAACCCGCCGAAGGACCGCCCCAACGAAAAGGGCAAGTACGGCGCGCAGCTCATCATGGTCCCCGGCAGCGACGCCGCCAAGCTCGCGCTGGAGACCATGATGGCGGAAGCGCGCGCCACCTTCGGTGAGAACTGGCAAGCCATCATGGGCGCCATGGAGAAGTCCAAGAAGTTCGTCCGCAAGGGCGACGAGAACCTGACCCGTGAAGGCGCCAAGCGCGAGGGCTACGAAGGCATGCTGTATGCCGTGGCCCGCAACAAGGTCCAGCCGCTCATCATCGGCCCGCGCCGCGTCGCCCCTCCGGGCACCAATGACGCGAACCACAGCGACGGCTTCCCGATCCTGCGCGAGGACGGCGGCAAGCCTTACGGCGGCTGCATCGTCAACGCCAAGCTGGACGTGAAGGCGATGAAGGCCAAGGGCGAGATCCCCAATCAGGTCTACGCCTCGCTGCTGACCGTCCAGTTCGTCGAAGACGGCAAGGCGTTCGGCGCCGCGCCCGGCACGGCCGAAGGCATGGACGACGAAGATGATGGCTCGGCCGTCGGTGAGCACAGCTCGTCCGGCGCTGACTTCGACCCGCTGGCGTAAGCCGGCACAACCGCAGTACCTGTTTTCCACCGCTCAACTCAACGTCTAGAAAGGACACATCATGAGCAAGTTCCAACTGTTCTCCGACATCGCCGCTCCCGTCGTGAAGCGTGGCGCGCCCAAGAACGAGTACCCGCTGGGCGTCATGTCCGTCGGCCAAGCCTTCTTCATCGACCGCGACAGCAAGATCACCGCCGAGAAGCAGATCGAGCGCATCAAGGCGAGCATCGCCCGCTGGAAGAAGAGCAACGACAAGAAGTCGCTGAAGTTCGTCGTGGCCGAGACCGACAACCCCGACACCACCATGGGTGGCCGCGTGATCGGCGTGTGGCGCAACCCGGACGAAGCGCCGGCCGAGGCCCAGGGCACCGCGACCGCCTGATCGCTGCTGAAGAAAGCTCCGGGTTTCGGCCCGGGGTTTTTGCTGGGGATCGCCGTGAGGCGGTCTCCACCAAAGACCAAGCACCACCATGATCCTGCGCAAGCGCCCTCGTGTCATCTGCGACACCGAGTGCTACCCCAACTATTGGCTCGCGAAGTTCCGCCGCGTCGACACCGGTCAGGTGGTCTCGGTGGAGATGTACCGGCACATCGGCTACCGCGAGGCGGTCCCGCTGAACGTCGGGCAGCTCAAGGCGATCCTGGAGCGCTACACGCTCGTCACCTTCAACGGGAACAAGTACGACATCCCGATGATCTTGAAGGCGATGCAGGGCGCCACCAACGCGGAGCTGAAGCGCTTCAGCGACACCATCATCACCCGCGAGCTGTGGCCGTGGGAGAGCCTCCCGCTGATCGGCTACCGCGAGGTGCCGACATACATCGATCACATCGACCTCATCGAAGTGGCGCCGGGTGACGGCTCGCTGAAGCTGTACGGCGGTAGAGTCCACAGCAGGAAGCTGCAAGACCTGCCGTATGACATCGAGAAGGAGCTGACGCGCGAGCAGGCGAACCACGTCAGCGAGTATTGCGGCAACGACCTCCAGACCACCTACGACCTGTTGGTCTACGTCAAAGAGCAGATCGAGCTGCGCGAGCAGATGACCGAGATGTACGGCACGGACCTGCGCAGCAAGAGCGATGCGCAGATTGCCGAAGCCGTGTTCAAGAAGAAGCTGGGCGACATCCTCGGAAAGGATGCGGTCGGCAAGGTCTACCTGCCACCCGGCTTCACCTTCAAGTTCAAGCCGCTGCCGTTCCTGAAGTTCAAGACGCCTTCGATGCAGGAGCGCTACGCGAAGATTCTCGCGGACGAGTTTGAGCTGGACGAGTTCGGCAAGCCGATTGAACCCCCGTCGCTCTACGAGGTCGTCGAGCAGATCGGCGATGGGCGCTATCGGATGGGCATCGGTGGCCTACACAGCAGCGAGACTTGCGCCGCGTACTTCGCCGACGAGGAGTGGATGCTGATGGACATCGACGTGTCCAGCTACTACCCACGCATCATCCTGAACAACAAGCTGGCACCCAAGCACCTGGGCGACAACTTCCTGCGCGTCTACCGCGACATCTTCGACACGCGGATCGCCGCGAAGCGCGCCGGCAACAAGGTCGTCGAGAAGGTGCTGAAGATTGTGCTGAACGGATCGTTCGGCAAGTTTGGCTCCAACTTCTCATCGATCTACGCACCGGACCTGATGGTGCAGGTCACGGTCACCGGCCAGCTCTCCCTCTTGATGCTGATCGAAGAGTTCGTGCTGAACGACGTGCAGGTCTTGTCGGCCAACACCGACGGCATCGTGCTTCGCTTCCGCCGCAAGCGGCTTGAAGAGGTGCGCTCCTACATCAAGGCGTGGGAGCAGCAGACCGGCTTCGAGATGGAGGAGACGTACTACAAGACGCTGGCCTCGCGCGACGTGAACAACTACATCGCCGTCAAGGATCGCGACTACTACCGCAACATCCTGAACGACGAGCAGTTCGCGAAGATGGAGAAGGACGGCTGGGTCAAGGGCAAGGGCGACTACGCCGAGATCACCATCTCGAAGAACCCGAGCTTTGCCATCTGCGGCGAGGCGGTCAAAGCCTTCCTTCTCGACGGCACACCCATCGCGCAAACCATCTTCGACTGCCGTGACATCCGCAAGTTCCTGCACGTCGAGCGCGTCACTGGCGGCGCGGTCAAGGTGCTGCACAGCCTGTACGACGAGTCGCTCAAGGTCAAGGACATCCGCCCGATCTTGATCGACAGCGGATGGTTCGAAGAGCGGCGAGGCAAGTGGCGTCATGACGACCTCACGATGAACTGGCCCGAGCCCATCAGCGCCTACGAGGCGTACCGCATCAACTGCGGCGAGGACAAGGTGGAGTACCTCGGCAAGGTGGTTCGCTTCTATCGCGGGCGCTACGCTTTCCACCCACTGCGCAAGTCGAAGATGAAGAAGGACGGCAACCGCAGCGCGGTGCCCGACAGCGCCAAGGCCGTCGCGATGATGGAGCTGAGCGATCAGTTCCCCGATGACATCGACTACGACAGCTATTTGGAAAGAAGTAATCGAATTTTGGAATTAATAGGAGTGCGCGCAAGTGAACAAGCCGCCTGAGTGGATCGACCTGATGATCGACCTGGAGACCATGGGCTTGCCGCCCGACGCAGCCATGGTGTCGGTCGGTGCGTGCTTCTTCGACGTGCAGCGCGAGGAGATCGGCCCAACCTTCTACCGCAACATCAATCTCGCCACGGCGGTCGCTGACGGCGGGACGATGAATCCCGCGACGATCATGTGGTGGCTGGAGCAAGGCGACGAGGCGCGGCGCGCGATCCTCTACGACTGCTGGCCCATCCGCCATGTGCTGCAAGAGTTCAGCGACTTCATCCAGAAGCACAGCACCATCCCCGATGTCCGGCCGTGGGGCAACGGCGCCGGCTTCGACCTGACGGTCATGAACAGCGCCTATCTGCGCGCCGGGATCAAGACGCCTTGGCGCTTCGGCCGCGAGCGGTGCTTCCGCACCATCCGCAACTGGTATGAGAAGGCAGCACCCTACGACCCCGACGAGAAGGGTGACGGCGCACACAACGCCGTGATCGATGCCAAGTTCCAAGCCCAACACATCATCAAGATCAAACGTGCCCTCGCCGCGAAAAAAGCGTCTTCGTGAGAACAAGATCGAAGACTACCTGCACGCCGAGGTGAAGGCCCTAGGCGGCGGGTATCGACGGGTCAAATGGATCGGGCGTTCCGGCGCCAACGACGACTTGATCCTCCTGCCGCGCTGGTCGTGGCACGCGCTCGTCGAATGCAAGCGTCCGGGCGAGGAGCCCGAGAGCCATCAGGAGAGAGAGCACGCGCGCCTTCGCGCTGCCGGGTTTCAGGTGTTTGTCGTGTCCACCTTTGCAGAAATTGACGCGATGCTCAAACCCTTCAAGGACCAGCTATGACCACCGAAACGACCGAAGACCAAACCCCCGCCATCGTGAGTGCGGGCAACCTGCTCCAGACGCTCTGCCACAAGGCCAGCGTGGATTCGGGCTGGTGGATCAACCCGCACAACGGCGCAGACGAACGTGGCTTCCTCCGCTACCCGGCGAACGCGCTGGAGAAGCGACTGGCCGGCGCCATCTTCGCGCAGAAGCTCGCGCTCATTCACAGCGAGATCAGCGAGGCGCTGGAGGGTCATCGCAAGGGCCTGATGGACGACAAGCTGCCGCACCGCCCGATGGCCGAGGTGGAGCTGGCCGACGCGATCATCCGCATCTGCGACCTTGCCGGCGCGGAGGGTTACGACCTGGGCGGCGCCATCGCCGAGAAGATGGCGTTCAACGCGGTCCGCCCGGATCACAAGATGGACAACCGCATGGCCGAGGGCGGCAAAGCGTACTGATGGCCGTTTTCACACCGCGAGCCCCGCAGAGGGTCATTCGAGACTTCGCGCTCAGCCAGCACGCGGCTCCACGCATCAACATCTTCGCGTCGCCCGGGATGGGCAAAACGTCGGAGGGGTATGACATCTTCGAGAGCTTGCGGCTCGTCGGGGAAGTCAACCGATGCCTCGTGTTGGCCCCGAAGCGGGTCGCGGTGTCGACGTGGCCGAAAGAGCGCAGCAAGTGGGCCGAGTCTTTCGGCCACCTGAAGGTCGCAGCAGCGATTGGCACGCCCGCTCAGCGCGTCGCCGCGCTCGCCTCCCAACCCGACATTCTCTGCATCAACTACGACAACATCGAGTGGCTGCTGAAGATGTACGAAGGCGTGCCGTGGCCTTACGACATGGTGATGGCGGATGAGAGCACGAGGCTGAAAGGCTTGCGCGTCTCGTTCCAGCGCAGGAAACGAGGCGACGGTAGCTGGGGCGAGCCCTTCCTTGTCGGCCAGGGCTCCAGCCGCGCCAAGGCGCTCGCGGATATCGCCCACACCAAGGTGCGCTGCTGGATCAACTTGACCGGCTCGCCAGCTCCGAACGGTCTGCAAGACCTGTGGGGCCAGCAGTGGTTCGTCGACGGCGGCCGGCGCTTGGGCAACTCGTTCAAGGCGTTCACCGACCGGTGGTTTCGCAACGTCTCTCGCGAGGACGGCTACACCAAGCTGGAGCCGCTGCGCTACGCGCAGGCAGAGATCGAAGAAAAGATGCGGGAGTGCAGCGTCACGATTGATGCGAGGGACTGGTTCGACCTGGACGAGGTGATCGAGCATCACATCTACGTGGACCTGCCACCGAGCGCGCGCAAGCACTATCGCGAGATCGAGAAGGAGCTGTTCACGCAGATCGAGCAGGAAGAGATCGAGGTCTTCAACGCCGGGTCCAAGTCGAACAAGTGCCTCCAGATCGGCAATGGCGCGGTGATCTTCGACACCGAATCCGGCCAGTGGTTGCCGGTGCATGACGAGAAGATCGAAGCGCTGCAATCGCTCGTCGAGGAAACGACGGGTGCCAACCTGCTGGTCAGCTACCAGTTCAAGGCGGACAAGGCGCGCATCCTGAAGGCGTTCCCCCAGGCTGTGGTGCTGGACGACAACCCCGAGACCATCGACCGCTGGAATCGCGGCGAGATCCGCATGCTGCTGTGCCACCCGCAGAGCGCCGGCCACGGGCTCGACCTGCAATACGGCGGCTGGATTCTCGTCGACTACAGCAGTGGTTGGAATCTGGAGTACGACGAACAGGTCATCGAGCGCATCGGACCCATGCGTCAGATGCAGGCCGGCTTCAAGCGAAGCGTGTTCCGCTACCGCATCGTCGCCCGCGACACCATCGAGGAATACTCGGTGATCCCTCGCCTGAAGAGCAAGTCGTCCGTCCAGGAAGCGCTCAAGGCCGCGATGAAAGTGCGACAAGGCCGCTAAAAGGGTCTTGACCCGTTGTTTCGCAGTTGCGATACTCCGTCCATCTTAACGAACGGAGAGCAGCATGGCCGTCAACGGCATCGAGATCGAGGTGGGGCAGGTTTGGGAGACTCGCGCGCGCGAGCGGACCACCATCACCGCAAAGGGTGTCGGCAACTTTCCGTTCCAGGCCGACAACATGCAGACCTATCGCACGGATGGTCGCTGGGGCGACAACAGCGAAACTGGCCTGGATCTGGTCAAGCTGCTGAAAGGTGTCGACGCGCGCAAGTCGATCATCGAGGTGCTGTCCGAGCCCCGGTCGGAAGCTCTGCCTCTCGGCCCGGCCGAGGTGCGTGAAGAGCCGATCCCCGCACCGGTCGCCATCGAGCAGATGGACCTCGGCGCCCCGCCGGCCGAGCGCGCCGTCAACCCGAAGGACGCCATCGGCTCGGTGAAACTGCCGCTGCACCTCTGGCCTGCCGGCGCGACCGCCATGGGCTCGCTGGGCCTGCTGGAGGGGATGCTGAAGTACGGCCGGACCAACTGGCGCGCCACCGAGGTCATCGCCTCGATCTACGTCACGGCGGCCATCGGCCACATCTGGGCGTGGTTCGAAGGTGAAGAGGTCACGACCGACACCGGCAACCCCCACCTCGCCAACGCCCTGGCGTCGCTCGCGATCCTGGTCGACGCGCAGATGACCAACACGCTGATCGACGACCGCAACTTCAATGGCGACGCGAACTACCGCGCGCTGATCGAGAAGCTGACGCCGCAGGTCAAGCACCTGAAGGAGCTGTTCAAGGATCGCGCGCCGCGTCACTACACCATCGCGGACAACGAGGAGCAGGCATGAAGCTGCAAGACCTCATCACAGCCTGCGAAGACGAGATGGTGATGCAGCACCTCGACGAGTGTGTCAGCAACGCCACCGCAGCTCGTGGTCACACCAAGGTCACTTTCGGCACAACCGAAATGCAGCCGGTGGACCTCCTCACGGCCGGCAAGAAGGTCGGCTTCATCGTTTGGCTCCCGCGCGAAAAGGTCACGGAGCTGCTCAAGAAAAAGGACGCGTGATGGACACGTTGATCATTCTCACGGCCCTGTCGTGCCTCACCATCGGCGGCGTCCTGGGCTTCCTGCTGACAGCCATCCTGGTCGCCGGCAAGCAGGCTGAGATCCCGGAGGACGAGGAGGATTCGCACCGCCTCGACTTCATCGCCCGCGTGCGCCCGATGCTGTCGTACTCGCAAGAGCAGATCGTGCTTCTCGGCAACCCGGAAGACCGACCCTATGAGGTGCTGGCTATCGGCACGGAGCTGCGAGCTGTCATCGACAAGGCTCGCGTCGCCGTGATCTCGGCCAAGCGGGAGGTCGCATGAAGCAGCAATACAAGGAGCTGAATCTGCGCAGCGACACGTTGCAGATGATCGCGCTCATCAACCAGATCATCAACAACTACCTCGCCCAGGGCTTCAAGCTGAGCGTGCGTCAGCTCTACTACCAGCTCGTCGCGCGGGACCTCATCCCGAACACCGAGCAGAGCTACAAGCGGATCGCATCCATCATCAACGATGGTCGCCTCGCCGGGCTGATCGACTGGGATGCCATCGAGGACCGCAACCGCGACATCGAGATGCTTCACCGCTGGAGCAGCGGTAGCTCCATCGTGCGCGCAGCGGCCAATTCTTTCCACATGGATCGGTGGTTTGAGCAGGATTACCGACTCTTCGTCATCGTCGAGAAGGCTGCGCTTGCCGGCGTTCTCGAAGGCGTGTGCCGCGAGTGGGACATCCCGCTTCTGGCCGCACGCGGCTACCCGAGCGTGTCGATCATTCGCGAGCTGGTGTTGGACCACATCGAGCCGGCAATAGCCGAGTGTGGATACCCCGTGATCCTGCACCTCGGCGATCACGACCCTTCGGGCATCGACATGACGCGCGATCTCGACGAACGCATCGCCATGTTCTTGGGTGAGAACGGCAAGAGCGAGTTCCAACTCAAGCGTATTGCGCTGAACATGGTGCAGATCGACGAGTACGGTCCACCCCCGAATCCGGCCAAGACGACCGACGCGCGCTTCAAGGAGTACCGGCGCAAGTTCGGTGACGAGAGCTGGGAGCTTGACGCGCTGGAACCCGCGCAGCTTGTCGACTTGGTTGAAGGTCAGGCGAGAAGTCACATCGACTTCGACACCTGGGATGAGCGGACGCAGCACATTGAAGCGATTCGCTCGAAGCTGACCAAGACGGCTGACGAGTACGCCGCGAGCGAGGAGAACTGACATGGCTGACATCGCCGATATCACCGATGACCGCGCCGCGCTGGAAGCGCCGTATCTGATCGCTGCCAGCCGCCGCAAGGCCGGGCCTGCCGAGACGGGGCACTGCGCGTACTGCAACGCGACGCTGCCTCCCGGCCTGCGCTTCTGCGACTCGTCGTGCCGCGACGACTTCGAAGCGGAGGAGCGCACCCGTGAACGTCAGGGGTTGCTTCGATGACCATGATCCTTCTGAACGGTCGACGACTCGGGCCGGACGAGTACAGCATCAACAGGGAAACCGGCGTCGTGACGTTGCGCGAAGCAAAGACGTGCGGTCGCGTTCAGATCGAGTCGGAGATGCTGGCAATACCGGCGTCGTTCGGTCGTGCAAGAAAGAAGGCCCAGTGGAAGGGCGAGCTGAACGGCGGCAAGGGTCGGAGATGAAGGTCCACGTCGTCGGCCCAACTCGCCGCAAGCCAAAGTGCGGCGACCGTCGGTTCACCCACACCCATGGCGAGCAGGTTCGCGTCTTCGAGATCGCGAGCTGCGGTGCCTACGTGATGTCCGGCGGCCGGCACCGCTACGAGTGGATCTCGCTGGAGAAAGCCGCCGTCGATCCTCGCTGGTGCCACTTGCTCACCGACGCGGAGAGGCTCAAGCACGGCCAACCGCTGATCGACCCGGAGGCCGAAGCGTGACCCGCGTCATCAACGTCGCCCAGGTCGCGGAGATGCTGGGCTGCTCCGAGGAGACGGTCCGCGACCACACCCCGCATGAGCTGCCGGGGGTGAAGTTCGGTCGTGACTGGGTGTTCGTCGAGGCCGACGTGATCGCCGCCGTGTCGCGACTGGCCCAGCAGATCCACCACCGGGCCGCCCCCGGCGCTGTGCCCGACCTGCCGAAGCCGCGCCGCCTCCACGGCCGCGCCAAGCCCCTACCAGAGCTTCCCGGCCAAGTCTGAGCCCCGCAGCGAGGCGTAGCGCCGCAGCGTGCGCAGATCCTTGTGGCCGGTGATCCGCGCGATCTGCACGTCGCTGAGCGCGGTCCGCTCGTAGAGCCGGCAGGTCGCCTCGTGGCGCAGGTCGTGGAAGTGCAGGTCCGAACAGCCGGCCAGCTCGAAGACCGTGCCGAACCGCCGGGACAACAGGGACGTGACCCGCCGCAGCTCCCGGCCGCCCGGCGCCTGGACCCAGCGGAAGCCAGCGAAGCCCTCCAGCCGCGCCGCCGCGACCGTGGTGAGCGGGACCTGCCGGCTGTCGCCGTTCTTGGTCTTGTCCAGGTAGATGGTCCGGCGCGGAATCGAGACCTGATCGGGCGTCAGCGTGAACATCTCGCGCAGCCGCATGGCGCTCTCCAGCGCGAGATCGAACAGCAGGGTCATGTCCGGCTCGACCGTGACGCCGCGCTCGCGGTCCGGGGGCTTCCAGCCGGCCAGCACGCGGCGGATCGCCACCTCTTCCCCGGGCTCCAGGCGCCGGTCCCGCTCCTCGTCGACCACGCCCGCGTCGCGGTGCGTCGCGTAGCGCTTGGGAAGCATCCGCAGGGGGTTCACGACCTGGGCCTCGGGCCGGGTGCGCACCAGCCAGTCAAGACCCCGCGCCAGCGCGCCGACCTGATGGCGGATCGTCGACGGCGCGAGGCGCTCGTCCTTCAGCTCCGCGACCCACTTTTCGGCCCAGGCCATGTCGAGCGGTAGGCGCGTCGAGCCGATCTTGGACTTGACCGTTTGCAGCAGAAGTTCGTCGCTCTCCGGCGGGTGGGCCGCAACCACATACCCGTCGATCACGGCGCTGATGTCTCGCAGCTCTTTGGGTGCGGTGCGCTGCTGAACGCTCTTTGGCACGACGCCGTTGTCGAGCAGTGCTTCTAGTCGCTCGACGTACTCGTCGCCCTTCGCTTCGTCGGTGAAGCTGACGTACAGAGGCTTGTGCAGGAGCTTGTGCTTGACGCGGTAATAAACCCGACCGCCACGGGTGCGCTTGTTAGCCATCCGTCCTTCTCGTGTGGACGGCCAACATAGCATCTTCGCGGGTGACATTGCCACCCTTTCGGGGTGACGCCGGACCCGCTGGAGCCCGCTTTCAGCTCACCGCTCTTAGCTAAGTGCTTGATTCGTTGGAGGCGGGGGTCGGAATCGAACCGGCGTACACGGCTTTGCAGGCCGCTCTACGTCGTGTTTTCTTCTGCCTTTTCAGGCACTTGCGATTTCTGCCTCCCGCATGCCGCCCGGTCGATGCGAATTTGCTCCAGCAAATTGGCTACTTCCGCGTCTCGCTGTTCAACGACGCCTCGGCTTTCGAAAAGAAGTCCGAGAGCTTCGTCAAGAAGGGACGCGACGACTTGGGGTCGATCTGCTTGATCGACGACGGTAGTGGTGTCAGCTCCGCTGGCTGCACCACGACCGGGGGTGGCGGCGCTGAAGGCTTTGAGCTTGTTGCGCAAGCCTGCAAGCTGAACGCTGTCAGCACGGCGCTGCTCGTCCAGAGCAGCCTTTTGACGATTCCACGCATCTTCCTTCTCCTGCTGGGCGACGGCATGCTCTGCTTGCAGCGCCGCGTACTTGACCGACCATTCCCGGCCCACACGCTCGGCCGTGGCGCGCTCATCGGCGGCCCGGCGCTCGGAGGCTTCGAGCTTGGTCCCGGCCTCGGCTAGCTCGGCGCGCAGCCCGCTGATGCGGACCTGCTGGAAGCCCATGACCGCGAGGGCCAGGGCTCCAAGCACGGCGCCGACCTGCCACCCTTCAACCTTGAACGGCAGGCCGATCATGTCAGGCCACCGCAGTGTCGTCAGCCGCCATCCAGGCGATGTTCTGCTGGGCGAGCTGGGCCCGCTCCTCGGCGTGCATCATGGCCTTGCCGTTCACCGCCTTGGTGATGCCGTCGAGATCGCTCTTGTCGGCCAGCTCGTTGCAGCCGTGCTCAGCCCAGTACCACGCGGCGGACCGGGCGGCCCATTGCGGCCGGGCCAGCAGCGTCGGGTGCGCCACGAAGTCTTGACCCAGCGCCTGACCAGCCTTCTCGTAGTTGGCCTTGCCGGTGATCTGGATCAGACCGCGACCCTGGAAGCCGCCGTAGACCTTCTGCGCGATGCCCTCGGGGTTTCGCACGTAGGGTTCCGCGTCCTTGGCCGACTTGAACTTCGACGGGAAAATGTCCGCCAGACGCTCGGCGTTCCGGTAGTACAGATCCTCGACGACCTTGGTGAGGTGGGCAGACTCGATGGCGACGTTCGCGAGGAACGCAGCCTGACGCTCCGGCGTCGAAATGTGATAACGCGCCATCGCGTCGTTCAGCACGTCGGTGTAGAGCTGCGCGTTGGTGTAGGTGGCACCGGTTGCGCGGGCGATTTCGCCCACAGATAGCATCTTCATGATTCCCCTTTCAGATGTCGATAATTTCGACCGGCAGGTCTGGTGCCGGACCTTCAATGGCGCCATCGCGGAAGTACACGCGATCCCCAACGTTGGCTTCACCCCGAGCGGTGGCCTGATAGCCCCCTGGCATCTCGATGGTTGCGACGCCGTTGTCCATCGCCACCACGTCGCCCACTTGAAGCGGACGTTGCGGCAGCACGTTCAGCAATTGTTTGTAGAGGTTCACGTCGCCTCCGGTTCGCGCCGCACGAAGAACGGCAGCACGTAGAAGTGGCCCGGGTAGCTGAACTTGACGCGACCCTCGTTCACCAGCTCGACGAAGCGTTGCTTCTGCTCGTCGCTGAAGTGCTGGAAATAGAACTTGGTCTGTTCGACTTCGCGAGTGAGCATGGGTCCGCCCGCAGTCTCGCGATAGCACTGCATGAATTGCTCGCCGCCCTCGTTGACGACATACACCTTGTAGTTCTTGTCGGTCGGTGTGATGCGCACATCACCCGCTTCGAGCCTCGCCATCAGCACGTCGGGATTCAGGCTCCCGCAGTAGCTGCAAGTGCCGTCGGCGCGGTCGTAGGTGTCGCCGCCGGGGAACAGGCGCGCGGTCATCGGACTTTCGACGCGGCGCGGGCAGATGTGGGTTGCGGTGGTCATTCGTGGGTCTCCACAGTTAGGGTCTGTCGCATGCCGACGGCGCTTGCGCCAGAGCTGACCGAGACCGAGCGAGTCAGGCCGATGCGCTCCACGCCGCCGTCGACATAGCGGATGAACTTGCCGGGCGGGATGACGCCGGTTTCTTCCAGCACCGGCAGCGCGAGCGAGAACGTGGCCTGCCGACCGGTGTCGCCCAGGACCGCCATGCCGCGCTGGCGCGCCGCCGCTGCGGCGGTGATGAGCGGGTCGGTCACCATCGGGGCAACGAGGCCGCCGTCGGTGCCGGTTCGCGTGACCTGCCCGAGCACGCCCGACTGCTGGCCGCTGACGAACACGCGGTTGTAGGCAGGCTTGTTCGCCCACTCGACGCCTTCGCGCGAGATGACGGCGCCAGGGATCTCGAAGTCGGGCGTCACCTCGTCCCACGCCCACGGCATCACCGGGTAGCGCAGCAGGACGCTGAGCTTGTCCAGCACCGGGTCCGGCTGGATGTACGCGCCGGCCGCGCCCGCGATGGCGTTGAGCGCGTCGATGTAGCTGCCCTGCTGGTTGAACACGCCGGCCGGAACCAACCAGTCTTGCGGCTTCCAGTCGATCTCCCACCCCATCGGCACGCCGTTGATGGTGAGCACGTCGTTCATGAGCTGCTGCGCGGTGCGCTGCTCGCTGTTGGCGAAGGTCATCGCCGGGGCATACGGGCTCGACAGCAGCGCGCTCTTGCCCCGGCCGCCGATCTGGATGTCAGTCTGGGCGAACGAGCGGCTGCGGCTCATGGTCTCGGCCAGCACGCGGTAGAGGTTGCCGTTGATCGACACCTCCAGCTCGACGGGCTCGCCGCTGTTGCCCGGCTCCAGGTCCGGTTGCGCGAGGCGCGGCACCGAGGCGCTGAAGCTCCAGGTCCACGAGTCCGCGTCGATGCTCAACGACACTGAGCGCGCAGGGATCAGAAGGTTGCCGTCGACGCGGCGCAGAAGGACTTCGTTCATCACGATGTAGACGCTCCGAACAGGAACGATGACGGTCTCGCCGCCGGGCTGCTCGTGGTTCTCGCAGAAGAACAGCAGGTTTCCATTCGTCGCGGCCGGCTGCGCGAAGACGAGGTGTGGGTTGGGCGTGTAGCACGGCTCCGGCAGCGGGGGGTCGACCGGCTTGCTGCGCCCGGCCGGCGGACGCATGGCCTCCTGATGCCTCACCCACCAGCCGGCGTTGATCGTCGTCCCAGAGCCGTCTAGCTGGCCCCAGCTCGCACGCGTCTTCTGCCCCACCTGATGTCGCACCTGAGTGCTGGGGCGCCGGTCGCGAATCCGATCTTGATGGCGCCCCAGGAGCTGCGCACGAAGCGGCATCGCGTCTTGGCTGCGCGCCGTGAGGCCCAGGCGCAGATCCCGCACCATCTCGCCGTGATCGAGTCGCCAGCCAGCGCGCAGCGGTGCGGCGTCCTGGCTCCGCACCTTGATGCCCCCGCGCTCCGAACCCAGGGTTCCGGCCTGCCGGATCTCGCTCCAGCCTGTCGTCTTGATGCCCTGCTGCGCGCGGTCGCTGATGCCGGAGTTGGTCTTGACCGACTGCTGGGCCCGATCCTGCCGGCCAGCCTCGACGGGTTGCGCAGTCTGATGTCGCGATGTCGTGCGCCCCACCAGTGGTCGCGTCACGTTCAAGTTGTGGCTCGTCGTGGCGTTGACCGTCGGCAGGCCCAACACCATCGAGATCGTGCCTTCGTTGGCTGGCGGCAGAAGGTAGTCGGCGTCAACCGAAACGGTCGGGCCCGGCAGCGAGAACGCCACCGTCACGCGGAGTGTCGTGACCTCTTCAACTTCCCCGAAGACCAGATCGACAGGGTTGCCATCAACTGGCGGGCCAATGAAGAGAAGGTCGACGTTAGCCATCAGCCGATCTCAGCAGAGACGATACGCAGCAGCGAGCCGGCCACCACTTCGAGGGTTTCCAGCTTGATCTCACCCGTGCCTGCCTCGTCGGTCACGTCCGTGTCCATCGACACCTGACCTGCGCCGGTCTTCCACCGTGCATACCGCGCCGTGCCGTCAGCCATGACAAGCGCGTCGGCGATGGGGTCCAACACCAGCTTGTTCGCGGCGATGGTGCCCACGTCAGGATCAAGCGTGAATGTCGCGAGCAGCACACCCGTCGCGGCATCACTAGTTGACTCAGGTCGCTCAGGAATGCCGCTGTTATCGTAGATTTCGATGGTGGCGGGAGTGCCACCACCACGCATCAGATTCGAGCGCGTGCCGGCGAGCCGGTCTTCGTTATGCTGCTGAGAGATGAGAATCACGGCATCGGCTCCGGCGTCAGGTTGTCGGCAATAACTGCGCGGTAGTCGTGCATGTAATCGTAGGCAATAACGGTGAACTTTCCGCTCTCGTCGATACCGCCGAACTCGTAGCTACCGTCGGACGCAGCACTTAGCGTCTCTCGAACGACTGCCGCTCTTTGTTCATCCAACAGCCAAACCTTGCGCGCGAGCGGTACGTTGACGGGTGTGTCCTTCCGTTTGACAGTTCCGACAATCCGCCCCCTGCCGGAGGAAATTTGCACAACCCGTCGAGGATCAGTCAGCACGCGTGCAAGCACAGGTGGGATCTTCGCGAAGTCAGAAGCGAGAATCTGCGTCACCGCCACTCGCCGCACTGCCGGCTCCCAATAGCTCGTTCCATGGATCATCGCGACAACCGAATTCCACAGAGGGTCGCTCGCCGTGCTATCACCCGGTGGTGTCGTTGGGACAGTGAACGCAGAGGTGTGCCGAGCCGCTCTCGTCACTCTCAATTCGCGAATGTTTCCCTGCCACGGGAACTCGAAAGAAGAAACATCAATCCGACCAATCGTCGTTCGCGCTGTGGGGCCGTTGAAGAAGTCGGCTATCGCAGCACTCCCCCGAAGCGCTCCGTTTATAAACCCGTAGACCGTGTTTCCAGAACGAGTCACCTCGAAATGAAAGAAGGAGTTGTCAGTCGGGATTGCGCCGAGTACCAACGAAACGAGACCGGCACCGCTCCCGTTTGTCGACCACGTAAAGCGAAGGTCAGTACCGTCGAACGCGATATAGAAGGACTGGGCCGCAGAAAGCGCCTTGCCAATGATGGCGGCCTGCCCGTATGAGCCGGACAAACCAGCGAAACTCGCCCAGCCATCAATGCTGAAATCGCCCGTATTTATGACGATGGGATTTGCAGCGGCGTCACCCGTTATGTCTCGCAAATAGGTTCCACCTGCAAACTGCATTGAAGGCTCTCCAAAAAGAGTCTTTGCAGTGTCGAGCAGTGCGTCACCAGAAAATACTTGAAACGCGTTGTTTGCCGAGTTCAAAAAGGCGGTCATGAACTGCCACCTCAGCGCCACGGCCCAGTGATATCGATGAAGCCGACGCCATTTCCACAGGGCACAGCACTCACCTTGCGGCTGTTGAACTCCACGTTGGCTTGAATTTGATCGCGGGCCGCGAAAGTGCCTCCTGGAATTCGCTGCGGGGTGCAGAACAAGCCCGGCATGTATCCGCGAAATGCCCCGTTCGTTTCGACGAGGTTGATTCTGGATAGATAGAGGCCGCCATCAGTCGGATTCGGATACAAAATAAAAGTGGGAACTGTCGTACTCGTGGAGCCAGATTGATTGGAACCTTGCCCGTAGAAACTGGAGAAAGTGTTGTAGACGGAAATGACGCCGCCGAGTCCCGTGTAGGAACGCGCCAACCTGACGTAGAGGCTGATGGTGGAGGTAATCAGGTCCCCTTGCCCAGTCCCAGGTTGCTCACCAATTGGGTCATAGGTTTGACCGACAAGGGCGCAGCCAAAAGGATCCGGGCTCTTGGTGGACAAGATGTCGCCAAATGCGTAAGCCGTTCCGTAAATCCCTTGGTAGCCGTTTGTATGAGATGGCATCCAATAGAACGTTCGGCCGTCACCAGCCAGCATCCAGGGGGCACCCGCATAGTTGGACTTCGCCCAGTAAAATTCGGACCCCATTTGCCCAGTCCCCGTGTCGACATCCGACATGGTTTCGTAGGCGGTGACACGCGCGGTAGAAGCCGTGTCATTGACACGCAGATAGAAGCCGGTAGACATCGGGTCAGTCGAGCGATAAACGGCCACGTTAGTGCCCGTGAAAACTTTCGACCAGCCCAGAGGTGCGATCTTGTGAGTGATGCTGCCGGAATACGTGCCGTCGGTAACTCCGGTGGCGTCGAACGTGTAGGTCGTCGTCGTTCTCGACAAGACCTTCTTCTCGCCATTCAGTGCAGTGGGCGTCGCACCGGCAATCAGCGCGACCATGCCGACTTGCAAAGGGTGACCGGCGCTGCGCGTGGCAGTAGCGACACCGCTCGCCACGGTGATGCTGTCGAGAGCCCCAGAGCCCCACCCATTCACCAGACAGGCGTCCAGGAGGGAAATGAGCGCACCGGCCGCGCTGCTAAGCGAAGGGGCGCCCGTGATCTGATTATGGAAGAGCTTGACGGAGGTATCAGCGGCCATGTTGGTCTCTCGTTACGGGCGGTCGATGTCGCCGCGAGTCAGAAGCAGGAAGGAATCGTCGGTGACGGTTTCCGGCCCCTGCAAGATCGTGCGCACCAGCCAGATGGGGGCCTGGGCGCCGAAGGTGTTGAAGCGCAGCACGTTGCCGACAGCCCAGCCCGCACCCCAGCCCTCGGCTTGGATGGTGAAGTACGGGGCGCCCGTGCGCGGGTTGATCGGCGACAAGTCCGAGGCAATGTTGCCGATGGCGATCTGGCCGACGTGCTCACCGATCACGCGGAACGACGTGTTGCCGTCGAAGTGGAGCGCCCAGCGTTCGGTCAAGGTGCCCTTGTTGGTCAGAACGATGGGGTACGTGGCGTCGTCATAGGTGCCGGTTGCCGGCGATCCCACCTGCGAGTCGGTGAACGAGCCGTTCCACGTTGCCTGATCGAACATGGCTCCGACGTAAGCCTGCATGTCGCCGATCAGCAAGGCGCTGCTGATGTAGCTGTCATCTGCGTCGTAGTCGTGCGTGACCGGACGTGTGCAGGTCAGATCGCCGTTGAGCTGAACAGCGCTGACCAGCAGCATGTCTTCGATGCGATGTTCAATGCGAATGGGCTGGTCGTAGCCTGCGACGTTGATAAACGTCACGATGCCGGTGTCCAGGTTGGCGGTGTAGCCGTCGGTGATGACTTGATCGCTGTCGTCGATCACGCGAACCCGCGACAGACGAGTGCGAGCCAGATTGATGCTCTGACCGTTCGAAACCGTGGCCGGGCTGGTCACCTTCTGGTTGCCGATCACCACCACGGTGCCCGGGCGGAAGATCGGCACACGACCATCCGCCGGCAGACGCACCGGGTTGAGACCGAGAATGTCCGGGTCCAGCGGCAGGTAGTTGTAGCCCACCGCGTTGTAGCGCAGCGATTCTCCGAAGACCGACGAGAGCTGAATGCGCGTCACCCCGGGGAGTCCCAGGTGACTGATGTCGATCACGGTCTCGTCGTTCGTCGCCCAGTTGGTCGACACCCGCTTGCCCCAGTACACCTCGGCGATGCCGTTCTCGTAGTCGATCTTCGCGAAAACGCCGCGAGTGCCAGCATTGGGTGGATACGGCGTGCCACCACCATCATTGCCATCGAGCGGAGCGCTCCCCGTGGAGATCACACCGGCATTGTTCGCCGTGACGTTGAACTGCGTGCCGTCTTCGTACTTGCCGACCAGATTGAATCCGCCGTTCAGCAGCGGGGAGATGGCAGTGCGGAACACGGCGTTGCCGACGAGCTGCGAACCAGTGGTCGTGCCAACAGCCGGCGACACCGTGCCGTCGATACTTGTCGGCACAGGGCTCGCGCCGATCTCCCAGTCGTACATCGTCGCCGAATAGCCAACCATGTCGCCAACGTCGGTGCCGACACCGGTTGTGGGCGAGGTGTCCTTCTCGATATCGTAGGCGCGAACCGTGTAGCGCCTTGCACCGAGCGTGAAGCTGCGAACGATCATCGAAGCACCATCCGCACCGTAGGTCTGGGACGAGAACCCATTCATGCGGATCTGGTTCATGGCGGTCGTGAACGTCTGCGAGCTGCCATCCGAACCCGCGTAGCGGTACTCGACGGCGGCATCTTGAGGGCCGGTCCACCAACCCCATTGCGGCGGGTTCAGGTTCTGGCCCGGCGCGCCGTTGACAATCGACGGCGTGACGAGGCGAGTTTCGAAGCCCGTCTGCTCGACATAGCCTTCGCCAGCTCCACCCAAGGGAAAGCGCTTCGCGAACGTCGGCTGATACGACTTGAAGTTCGCAAAGCTCTTCACCAGCGTGCATGCGCCGTTGGCGTAGTTGACAGAACCGACCGTGAGGTTCGAATCCACGTTCGCGATCTTCAGATTCCCGGCGCCATCGTCGAACACACGCAGCAACGCGTACTGCGTGCGATCCGTCCCGGGGAATTCGCGGACCGGATAGGTGATCGGGACCGACAGTTCCACCGTGTTCGCCTTGACGGCCGAGCCGCCGAGGCTGAAGGTCCAGTTGGCGCCACCGTCCGTGAACGCGCCGACGCTTCCTTCCTGCGGTGTCGCCTCCGTGATGTCGATGGTCAACACCGTGCCCGGAGCTGGTAGCGCATTCGGACGGAAGCGAATCGAACCTTGGCCGCCATAGAACACGGCCCCGGTGGCGTCGCCGACGAGCGTGCCGTTCGAATCCGTGGCGGTACGTGGGGCACCGTCGTTCCAGGTGATGGTGACCGAGCCAGGCTTGATCGAGCTGCCAGTCGGAAGACTCAGATAGGCGTCGAACCCGCGCGTGTTGGGTGACGTTTGCGGCACGGAGGCGACCGTCGTGCTCGTCGCACCGGGTGCCCAGGCCAGCATGATCTTGCTGTCGACATCGGGCATGGCGCCCAGCGTCACGGAGACGGTGCCAGTCGAATAGTTGAGAGTTCCGGCGCCGTAGGACGAATCGGTTCCGCGCAGCGCGCCGCTGCCGTCGTCGCTCAGAACATACCAGCGACCGAGAGAACGGAAGCTGACGGTCAGCGAGCCCCTTGCAGGGATGGGGTCCAGGGTCAATGCCCAGGTCAACCGCTGGCTTTCTGCGGTGACGGCGAGACCGACCGATTGTCCGACCAAAGCCGGGGCCGTGGCAGGAGTCAGCGTGACGGTGTAGGTGCCAGCATCGCCCCAGACATTCGTCGTGAGCCGCAGAATGCCGTTGTCGTAGTCGACCGTCCCGACCTGGGCACCACCGTTGTACAGCACGCCGCCGCTGTCGGTCAGCGTGATGCCGCCGCGAGCCACCGACAGCGAACCGGGGAGAATGCCGCCGCCGACGAACATCGCCTGCGTCGTGTTGAAGTTCAGGTTCAGCGACAGCGATTGCTCGCCGCCAGCAGCGGTCAGCGTCGACAATTGCTGGTTCATGCGCGCGTCGGTGATAGGCACTTCCACGCGCGTCGAAGGGACGAGCTGGGTGTAGATGCCGTCGCCCTTGATGGTGTAGTCGCCGAGGCTTGCGGCCTCGCGCAGCTTCACCGTCCCGTAGTAGCGAGAAGCGTCGGCCACGAGGGTGTCGCTCGTGCGCGTCTTCCCCGAGTAGCTGAGCGCGGAGTCCAGACGCTGTGCATCGAAGCCGGGGAAGTCCTGTTGAAGCGGATCGCTGATGTCGAGGATGACTTGCTTGCGGGTGAAGTCCTCAACGCTGTCAGTGAAGGTGCGAATCGTCGAACTGACAGCAGTCACGCGAATGAACTGCGAGAACTCATTCGACAGACCTTCGTTCTTGGTCAGGACGAAAGTGGAACCCACAACAGGATCAGCAACTTCTTGACGCTGAAGCAGCGCCACTTGCATCTGACCCGCGATGTGATTGCCGAACAGGTACCCCGAATACGTCGTGCCCTTTGCAAGGTACGACTCCATCCGACTTGCGGCCTCGGGCCGACGGTCGAACGTGTCTCCCGTCGAGAAGAGCGTGACCGACACGCGCGGGTCTTCGTAGGGTTTCGCGATGATGACGTTCGCGCCGTAGAAGCCGTCGAGGTTGTTCGTGTCGATGAAGGGGAAGACCTTCCGCAGATTCACGCGGCCGACCGCGCGATCCAGCTCGGAGATGTCCGGGAAGATGGCGTTGCTCACGCCGTCAGGGATGAACTCGGCCGACGGACCACCGCCGCCGACCTCGGTGTCGCTCATCACCTGGGATGCGATGAGTTTGATGTCGCCTTGAAGGATCGTCACGATCAGACTTCCATGAAGCGCAGCGTCACGCGGTAGAGGTCCCCCGCCTGCACGTCGCTGAAGTGAACAACCGGCGTCGCTTCAAGCGGACTGCCGTCTTGGTGCCGGAACATGACCGTCCGGGTGGTGCCGCGCAGTGTAAGAGTCAGCGTCTTGCCCACCCCTGCGGCCCAATTTCGCAGTTGCTCAACGATCTCAAAATTCATCCACGCAGAAGCATCGTCTTCAGGTTGCAACGTGATTGGGCGACCACCGACGCGTTCAGCTACGTCGACAATCAGCGCCCCAGTGATCGTTCGCTCGACGGTTTGCTCGACTGGAAACCAGTTGTTCTCATCGACCCAGAGCAAGTCCGGGTCGAGGTCGATGGTTGTCGTTCCGTCTGTGAGAGTGATGCTCATGGCTTAGGTGCTGGTGCCGGACGCGGCGGCCAGTTGCTTGATGATTGCTTCGAGATTTGCTGCGTCAGATTCCGACGCAACGTTGATGGAGCGGCTGACTCCGTTCATCTGAATGACGATGGTCCTCGTCGAAGACCCGGAGCCGCCGCTGCTGGATGTGCTGCCACTTGTGCTTCCACCGCTGCTGGTGCCACCGACAGATGTTGACGCCTTGCCTGCCGAAGATGTCGATCCCTTTGATCCATAGGAACCGTCGCCACCCATCGAACCTGGGTTCTTCATCAGCCATTGCGACGCGGCGTTCTGGACGGCCAGACCGAGCGACCCGCCACCCGGCGCATACTTCATCTGACCGGGGTTGTTGGCGTACTGGACGTTGCCGTTGCTGTCCGTAAATTCGCGTGCGATATCGCGAGCTGCGCTCTCCGGGATGCCGAAGTTCTTCAGCGTGTTCATGATCGACAGCCATGTGTCAGACACGCCATTGATCGTCTTGCCATCCGTGCCGAGCGTGAAACCATTTGCGTCGACGCCGCGCCGGGCATTCTCGACAGCCTTCGCGCGAGCGGCCAGCGACTGCTCCTTCTCGGCCAGCGCGATGGACTTCTCGCGTGCTGCAAGATTCGATTCGATGGCGCTGGTGTTGCTGTTGATCGCTCCGGTCTGACTCGCGGTGGCACTCGTTGCGCTGTTGCGCGCGCTGGCTTCATTCCCCAGGGCTTGAATCCCTTGCTGAATGCGCTCCAGCTCTTGCTCACGCGCTGTCACCAGCACGCCGGCCGCCTTGGCTTCCTGGAGCTTGATGTCGGCCAGCTTGATCGACGTGTTCAGCTCGATCTCCTTGGCGCGGGTCAGCTCGCCGCGAGACCGCAGGTCTTCGAGCTGGGCGCGGGCGATCTCCTTTTGTGCTTCGGCCTCGACGCGCATCATGTCGACCTTCAGGCGGTCGATCTGGATCTCGATCTTCTTCGCCTCGATAAGCGCATACCGACGGGTGGTCTCGTCGCCGATGGCGGCCGAGCGCTCAGCCCAGCGCAGGTATTCATTCTTCGCGACTTCCAGGCCGGCGGTGCGCAGTTGCAGGTCCGCCACCTGGGCCTTGGCGTTCAGGTCCAGCAGTTGGTTGCGATCCTTCACCGCGTCGTTCAGCAGGGCCGCAGCGGTGGCGGCCTCGCGCTGCGCAGCGCTCCATTCCGCTTGCGAGATGGCTCCGGCTTTGAACGCGGCATTTGCCGCCTCAAGCCGGGCGTTGGCCTGCTCCAGGGCCACACGGAACGCTTCGACGTTCTTCGAGTTGTCCGCGTAGGCTGCGCGCGCCAGATCCGCTGCCGCCGCCTGGGCCTTCAGATTCTCGACAGCCTGCCGAGCCTGCTCCGCTTCAGCGTTGCCAGCCTCCAGCCGCTTCTTGATGTCCTCCAGCTCCTTGGCGCGCTTCTCGATGCTGCCGTCCTGCTCAATCGCGAGCTGGGTCTTTGCGGCCAGCTCGGTCGCAAGGGTCGCGGCGAGCGCCTGCCGCGCGTCCGCTTCCTTCTGCGCCGCTGCCACGTTGAGGTTCGCCGCTTGCAGGTTGGCTTCCAGGATCGCGGACTCTTCGCCGCGCAGTTGCGCGTTGCGCGTGATGGCCTGCCCGAGCTGCTCGGCGGCCTGCGCCTCCTTCTGCGCGTTGCTGACCGCTAGCGTTTGACGCTCAGCCAGCTTGCCCAGCTCGACGCCGAGCTGCGTGTACTTGGCCGCCGTGTCGGTCGTCGTGTTGCCCAGGATCGTTTGAGCCGTGGCCTGAGCCGTCGCCGCCTGACCATTCGCCAGCGCAGCAGTGGTCTGCTGCTGGATGCCGACGGTGAGCAGCTTGGTCGCTTCGCTCGCCTGCTGCGCGGTTTGCGCGACCTGCCGCTGGGACTGCGCCACGCTCGCGTTGCCCGCCGAGGTCGAGCTGGTCAGTCCGATGGCGGCGCCCCAGGCGTCGTTCAGGTCGGATTGCCGCTTCGCCGACTCCTCCAGCAAGACCTTCAGGTCCTCCATCGGGTTGGTCATGGTGACGATGGCCGCCGCCACGGTCGCCGCGCCGCGCACCAGCAGGCCGAACACCTCGATGACCGCGTTCAGGGGGATCAGAATCGCCGCCAGCACGCCGCCCAGCGTGCGCAACGCCAAGGTGAGCACCTCCAGGCCGCCGGCCGCGCCCGCGTTCTGCGCGCCGATGGTCAGCGCGGTCTTCAGGCGGTCCCAGCCGTTGGCGAGGCCGTTGGTCTCACCCTGCATCTCCTTCAGCGACTTGGTGAGCGCGGGGAACAGGTCGCGTGCAGCAAGGCGGCCGGACTCGACCAGCTTGATGAGTTCCGCGTCGGTGATGCCCAGGCCCTTGGCCGTCAGGCTCAGCGCGCCGGGCAGCGAGTCGCCGAGCTGCTGGCGCAGCTCTTCCATGGACACGACGCCCTTGGACGCCATCTGCCCCAGCGCATCGAGCGCGAGCGTCACGCGCTCCGAGCTGAGGCCCAGCGTCGCCCCGGCGCTCGTGACGGCCTCGAAGAGCGCGTTGCTCTCGGCCAGCGGGATGTTCGACGCCTTGGTCGCAGCGCTGAAGCGCACGAACGAGTCGGTCAGGCCGCCCAGCGCCACGCCGGACCGCACCGCGACGCCGCGTAGGAAATCGATCTGCTCGCCGGCCGTCGTCGCGTTGCCATACAGCGCGGTCAGCGCGCGGGTCATGGTCTGCGCCTGGACGTTCGCTTCGACAAACTCGCGGCCCAGGTCTTTGACCTTCTGCACCAGATAGCCGACCGCATCGGCGATCAGGTTGCCCACCGCGATCTGCCCGAGCGAGTTCTTCAGCGCGTCGGCCGCGCGATCGGTCAAGGTCAGCTCATTGCGTGCGCGGCGCAGCTCGCGCTCCAGCTCGGCAATGCGCGCGGTGCCGGCCGACAGGCCCTTCTCCAGCGCGGCGCCGGTCAGGCCGGACTCGTTGCGGATGACCTCCATCGCATCCTTGACCTGCTCGATCTCGCGGCGCAGGTCGTCGACGCCGCGCGCGCCCACCGTGGCGAAGGCGTCCGACACGCGCTGGGCGGCCTGCTCGGCGGCAGCGGCGGCCTGCTTGGACGACTCGATGGCGGCCTGGGTGCGCTGGAGGTTGTACTGTCGCTCGTTCTCCGCTGCCTCGCGGATCGCCGCGTTCTCAGCCGCGAGCTGCACGAGGGCGGCCTGCTGCATGGCCTTGCGGTTGGCGATGACGATCTGCGCCAGCCGGTCGCTTTCGGCCTGCTCGGCGCGTGCCGCCTCAGCCGCCGCCCGGGCCGCGCGCTGTTCCGCCGCCTCGGCTTCGGCCGCCGCCGCCTGCCGCTCGCGGGCGAGCTGCTGACGGAAGCGGATCTCGTTGTTCAGCGCGGTGATGGTCTGCTGGTAGGCGCTGGCGGCCTGCTGGGCGGCCTCGGCCTCCTCGCGCTGAGCCTGCGCCGCGCCCTCCAACTCGGTCTTCAGGCGCGCCGCTGCGCTGCCGCTGGCGTTGAGCGCCGAGACGAGCGCCGCCTGCGAGCCGGCGAGGTCCGAGGTGCTCAGGCCGTAGGACTCGATGGTCGCGGCCGTGGCGTTCAGGACCGACCGCTGTTCGGCCAGCTCGGCGTTCAGCGCGTTGAGCGCGCTCTGGTTGCGCTGGTAGACCTTCGCTAGCGCGTCTTCCGCCGCCTGGGCGTTGCGCACCTCGCGGTTGGCCGAGCGCAGCTCCGCGCTGGCGTTGGCGACTGCCTCGCGCTCGCGGTTCTTGTCGGCCACCAGCTCGGCGATGCGCTGGCGCAGGTTCTGGATCTCGTTGCCGTTGGCGTCGTAGCCGGTGCGGGCCTGCTGCAACTCCCCCGAGACAGCGCGCAGCGCGGCGCGCGCCTCGTCGTAGGCTTGGGACGCCTGACGCTGCCGCTCAGCGGCGGTCGTCGACGCGGTGCCCAGCTCGGTCAGGCGCGCTTCGAGCTGCTGGGAGGTGGTCGCGACCTGCTGCTGCTCGGACGAGAGGCGCTGCACCTCGTCGTTGAGCTGCTGGAAGCCCTGCACCGCCTTGGCCTGATCGCCCAGGCGTCCGATCTCGTCGGCCAGGGACTGGAACTGCGGCGCGGCGACGCCGGCCGACTTCGCCAGATCCTGAACGTCGGTGCGCAGCTTCTTGATGCCGTCCTCCCCCAGCGTCTCCACGCTGAGGGTCAGCTTCACGTCGCGATTGTTGCTCGTCGCCATTTCACATCCTGAAACAAAAACCCG